GTGTTCATGTTTCAAGCGGCGTGTCTGGCCGCGTAAAACGCAGCGTGATCGTCTCCGGCTGCCGAGCGGGCAGGCGATACGGATCGAAGTCGTCGAGATCGTCTCGGCACACACGCAGGCCGGGGTAATTGGCGTCAGGGTACAGGTCGTCGAGGCTCATCTTGCGGCTGCAACGGTCGCAGATGCCGATGCCGAGCGTGCTCTTGCCGCGCGTGTCAAGGAAAACGCTCATCGTGTGTAGGGACTTATGTTCGGCGCGATCATCATGGGCGAGTTGTCGCGCTCCTCGGCCTGCGCTACGGCAAGAGCCTGCGCCGCCTTGGCGTCAAGGATCGAGATCATCTGCGGATCAACCTCCGCCAGCTCCAGCGCCATTTTGGCGGCCAGCATGGCTACAAGGGCCTCATACCAGCGCTGCGGCACCTCAACCTGTTGCGCCATAGTCCCCACGTCCATGATGTGCCGCTGCGCCCACGTCACGACTTGGGACGTGGCGGCGGCCGCGTTCGGCACCGGCCAAAGGTTCAAAACTGGCGACTGCGCCTGACGGTCGAGCCAGAACTGAAGCGGGCGCTGAGATTGGAACGTCTTGTTGGGCAGGTTGGTGTAGTCGTCGCGGTTCATCCGCGCCATAGGGATCTCGGTGGGCGTATTGCCCAGATAAATCTGGCTAAAGCCTAGCGTGCCCGTCACGGCCACAACACGGAAGAATTGCGTCGCGACGCTGCTGGTCAGGTCAAACCACGTCCACTCACCAGCAGCGGCGGTCTGGTCCTCGTTCTGGATGATGGCCCAGTTCACGCCGTCGGCGCTGCGCTGGATGGATACGGGCACCGACGCGGCGGACCAAAGAACACCCACGGTGCTGACCGCAGTTGCGGAAGCGAAAAACGTCGTGCGGCTGGTGCTGATCGTGGTGTTGGTGCCGGTGACTTCTTGCAGCGAGCGCAGGTTGGTGTTGAGCAGATCGACGGTGCCGATGTCCGTCGTGATCTTCGACACGCCCTCGTACAGCGGGTAAATGTACTTCTTGATGCACCAGAGGGGCACGCCCTGATTGGCCAAGTCCGAGAGCAGCAGGTACAACTGGTCGTTGGCGATGCTGATCGTCTCGGCCGTGATCTGCGCTGCGGGCACCCGGCAGCGACGCACCGCATTGTCGATAACGCGCTGCGTCGTGAAGACCGTCTGAGATACCGTATTGCTGAAGGCCATTGAGTTGTGCTCGCTTGGTCAAGGCAGCAGCTCACCCCAACGGGCAATCATCTCTGGCGCATGTCTAATAGCAAAGAGAAGCGGCTTTGTAAATGTCACTGATAGGGCATCGGACTTCGTGCCGAAGATGCTAGTTTGGGTACAGTGCGTTGGCCATGTTCTAAACTCCTGTTAGCACTTAGTTTTGGGCATGGCAGCTAGGCCGCCCTTTTTGAGCCCAAGGGCACCCTTCGCGCCCATGATGGCATCCACAGCCCGGCTAAGCATCGGTTGGTCTTTGTAGCCGGCACCGGCCGGGCCGCGCTTGGAGAGGCGCGCAGAGAGGGCGCTAGCCTTGCCGTCGGGCGTCGGATCGCTGTAGTTCTTAAACTTGCTGGTGTCCGCCTTGGGCTCCATGCTGCTCTTGCGGCCCACCATCTTGTCCTCGCCAGCCTCCTCGGCCTGCATGCGGTTGCCGCGCGCCACAGCGCCAGCGGGGTCGGTGATCGAGCCGCCGTGCGCCTTCTTCATCGGCATCTTGGCACCAGCCTTGCGCGCCTCGCTCAGCGAGATCGCAACGGCCTGCTTGGGGTTGGTCACAGCCGGGCCGCTTTTGGAGCCGCTGTGCAGCTTGCCAGACTTGAACTCGCCCATGACCTTAGCGACTTTGGCCGCGCCCTTCACGGAGCCGCCCTTGGCGTAAGCCGCGCCGCCCATGCTGTACTGCGTCTTAGTGGTGTTCTTGAAGCCGATCATGTCAGGAACCTTTCTTGCGGGCCGCGAAGGCGTTGTCTACCAGATTTGGGTATGGCCTGCCAGCGGCCTCGGCGCGGCGCTTGGCGCTCGCCTTGCGCTTGACCGACAGGCTTTTGGGCTTTTGGCCCTCGGGCCTCGGTCGATTCCAGAAGGGCGTCTTGCTCATGTCAACGCAGCCTCCGCTACAAAGTCATCTTCATCAGGACGACCGCCCCATGACACCTCACATTCGCCGCAAGCGCACTCACCTCGAAGATACATCGCGGCTAACTCTAGTAGTTCTGGATCGTCGCGAAAATGCCCAAGACCCATGTTGCACCGCTGGCACAACGCCCCGCGCACCCGCCCAGTGCGATGGTCGTGGTCAACTACCAGCGAACCGGCATCGCCGCAAATAATACATTCCGCAGACCGCCGAGCGGTCTCGATCATCATCTGCTGGTCCGGCCTAACTCCGGGCATTTTACGATGCAGTTTTCGGTACGCCCTGCGGCATGGGCGGCACCAGCTATCAAAACCTGAATTGGTCTTCTTGTTGGGCGGAAAGTTCTCGATGTCGAGAGCCTTAATCTCACGACACCTGCGGCACGTCGCTGTCAGCAGTCCCATTTGCGCCTCGCTTTGTTCAAGCGGCTGTTCGGGTCGCGCGCGGCTTCTGGGAACTGCTTGGCCTGCCCGGCCGATCGTGCGCAAAAGGAGCTGCGGCGACCGGCGGCCTTGGGTGATCTCGCGGCCTGCTTGGCGCTGACCGGCGGCTTGATGTCGTGGCCCTGCGCCTTGAGGCTGGCGCGGCCCTTGGCGTTGAGGCCGCCCTCGGGGTTCTTACCCTCCTTGCGCGTCCACGCGCCGCCGCCGGAGGCGTATCGGGTGCGGGTGCTGTCCTTGAAGTCATCCATCATGGCGCTCCGGTCGCACGGCGAAGCCGCCTTGCGCGGAGTGGTACTTGCCCGCCACCTCGTGCATCTGGTCGTAACGGTCGCGGATGAAGTCCATGTCGCCCGCGTGCGTCTCGTAGCTTCCGGGGATCGACGTGGCGAGGCCGCCCTCTTGAAAGGCCTGCTGGTACTGCACGCCGCCGTATCCGCCCCTACTCGGATCGTAGCCGCCGTGGGCCACAACTGGCCCCATGCGGTAGCGCGCATCGACACCCATGCCCGCGCCGGGCTGGAAGGTCACGCCCGCGCTGGCCGGGCCGACGTTGTAGCGCGCGCCGAGCTGAGCCAACCGGAGGAGCGGGCTCACGGAGCCGTTGATGTCGAGCGTGCCGGGCCCGACGGGCGTGCTGACGCCGCCGCCCACGCCGCCGAAACGACTGGCCATAGGCTGCTGCTGGCCGGGAGCGCCCGTAGGCGGCGCGCCGAACTGCTGGCCCGGATTGGGCGCGCCTGCGGGAATTTGGTACATGTTTGGTGATATATGTCCCTGTACCGGCGACTGCGGCATGGCCGGTGCGTTGAGGGGCTTGACGCGAAGTCCCAACCCATCGTCAATCTGCATCTTGGCGTCCGAGAAGGGGTCGTATGTCATGCCCATACTCTGTACGGAGTTGCGGGTTCTGCCACAACGATTTTGCCAAGGGCGGCGGCGATCATTTCTTCTTCTTAGCCAAATAGGCGTTGTACGCTGCCGCCGTAGCGGTCTCGTCCCAGTCGTCGCCGGTTTCGTTGAGGACTTGGAATTTAGTGCCGTCTGCCGCCTCAATGTGCGCCAGATTAGGGTCAAAAGTGGTCGGCTGAGTTGCCATCTCTTGTACTCCTTAAGCCAGAAAGGCGGATGAAAGCTGGAAAGCAGTTTGCGCTACAGCGCCATTAGTGTACCTAATCCGGTAAAGCGTTGTAGCACCGACTACGCCAGTTTGCTGCACGGTAAGCTGCTGCGCGACGCTAGCAACCACGGCGACGCTAGCAATAGTACGGTACGTTGCCCCCGTGTCCGTGGAAAGTTCAATGCTGAGCGTCCCCGCTTGATCAGCAAAAACGGTGGCAGTAAACTTTGTGTAGGTGTTCAAGGAAGTGCGGACGGTCCCGACAAACACACCTGATATACCGAGGTTGGTGAGGCTGTCGCTATAGCCAGCACACCGTATAAGATTGCCGATAGTGGCAGTGCTACCCGCTAGGCCAATACTCGAAACCGGCACTCCGGTGCGCTTTTGCGTAAGCGCGACTGTGACCGTTCCACTGGTGTATGCGGTAACAATGATCCGCACAAAAGCAGCGTTGCTAAAATACTGGAAAATACCGCCCGCGCTCGAACCTGTGGAACTTTGCGGAGAGCCGGTTCCAACGTTTAATTGCACAAATAGCAGAGACCAGTTTACACCGTCATTTGATTGTTCAAACTGCGCGTTGGCAACAAATGGTCCTATGATCTGAAACGAGCCGCCGCCATAGCCTTGGTTTGATACGCTGACGAGGGCGCCAACAGCAGACAAACTGCCGGTGGTAGTGCGCCCGTCCGTAACGCTGTCTATAAACGCTCCCCCGTTTGAAGCAGCCGCATTAGCACTCCCGCTAATCTGGAACACGCCGCCTGTGCCGCCGTTCAAGCGGATGAAGCCGCCACCCTGAAACGTAAATACGCCGGTCCCACTGATGCTTGTGACGGTGTTGAAGTTCTGGTCAATGCCCGACATGGCGAACCAGTTCGTACCATCGGGCGAAAACTGCGGCGTATAAGCTACGCTGGGCGCAGTGGTGACGGTAATTGTGACTGAGCCGTAAGCCCGAGCGTCATAGGCCGTCGTCGGTGCCGCCCACACGGCCGGGGTGACCCCCGCAAATGCTACCACTTCCGCCCACGCGCCGTTGCCCAAGTCTCGGTACTGCGTCTTGAGCGGCTTCAGGCCTGTAAATTGGATATCAGCCACCACGGCCTCCTATGCTGCGTAGCGGGGCCCAGCCGCCAAGCCGGGCCCCGCCACCCTGTTGCTTGTCAGTCCGTCGAAGACTGGGTCTGCACGTACTGGACGGTGACGCGGACCTGACCGACGGTGGGCTGGCCCACCGAAGTCACCGTGGCCACAACCGGGCCAACCGAGCCCGTGCTGGCGATTGCTGCAAGCTGCGCCGCCGTGAACGTCGGCGTGACCCGCACGCCCGTCTTGACGTTGATGCCGCTGGCGTACGTGGTGCCTGCGGCGGCAGTGCCGACCGTGAGCGTGGCCGACGTGGCGCTGTCGTACTGCGTGAGCACATCGCAGAAGATGTTGGTGATCTGCGAGTTGTACGGCAGGTTCATGGTGGCGCTCTGCACGAGAGTGGCATCGCGGTTGATCAGCATGGTCTGCGTCAGCACGACGTAGCCGAGGTTGGGGCCGCCGGTGTAGCCCGCCGGACGGTCGCCCGTGATCAGCGGGCCGCTGAAGGTAGTCTGGGACATGTGTTTATTCCTTTGGGGTAGGCGGCGCCCGTGGTGGTAGGGCCGGTGAAGACCCTACCACTCTGGACAGAGGCCGGTGGAGGACTAAATCCCAGGTGTGCCGTAGACACCGCGCGGGTCCGTCCAGCCGAACGCGTAACGCTCGGTGGCCTTGTAGCGCATGCTGTCGGTTTCGAAGTCGCCCTCCATGCTCTTCTCGAGGCCGCGACGCATCGCAAGCTTGAGACCCTCGGGCGCGTCGGTCTGGACCCACCACGCGGTGGTCGAGGTGATACGCGAGAGGTTGGCCTGACCGCCGTCCAGCAGCCCCATCGACTTGACGGGGTTGATGTCGTTGTTGGCGGTACCGGCACGCAGGACCGACTTGAGCAGCACTTCCGACTGGAAGACGTTGCTCGGGCCGACGACAAGCTTCTTCGGGGTCAAGCGGATGCGCTTGCCGTTGTTGTCCACCGCGTTGCGGATTTGGATCAGCAGCTGCTCGAGCGACGTCTGCGAAAGGCTCGCAGCCGTGGCCAGCTTGTTGCTGAAC